TACGGTAAACGTCTAAGTACGATGACTACCGAGGAGAAATGTGAAGCTGTCTGGATGAACCGTATGAACGGTATGCCAGTTAAAAGCATCGCGGCTTTCTACGGAGTCTCTAGTAGTACTGTTTACCGACTGCTGGATCAAGGCGTTAAAATCCACCGCCAAGGCATGGAGAACAAGCCTGCTGCGGATATCATCGCAGAGTCGCTAATCTTCATGCGACGGTGTCGAGATATCTTCATGTTTGAGGCTAACCAATCCGGGGCAGGGGCCGCTACGGTAGACCCCGATACGGGAGCTATCACCCGGGAAGCCTCTAAGGGCAACGATCAAAACAAGCAACGTATGCTGGAAGGGGCCTTGAAAGCTGAGAAATTGGCTGTGGACCTGATGAAGGATACGGGCATTATTCCTAAGGAAGCCGAGAAAATCTTCCACACCCTTAAAGGTGACGACTCCGCAGAAGTTGTTGAGAAGCACCCGGATGATCGGTCGGAAGAGGAAATCCTCAAGGACATCAACGAGTTAATCAAACGAGGACGTAGAATCTAATGCCTGACGAACTGGAACTTGCCGAAGGCGGAGAACCCTCCGATCTACTTCCGTTTTCTGACCGCCGTGAGTTGATGGTCTATGAGAAGTTGATGAAGATCCGGGAAATCCGGCAAGACTTCGCATTGAATCACCACCAGAATACGCGTGGTGAGAAGATGGACTTTACGCACTACCCGCATATCAAGGAGTTGTATAACTCTACGGCTAGGGTAATCGTGCTACAAGGTTCGGTACAATCGTTCAAGTCTGAGTGGGCTGTAATTGATCAGCTATCCTGTGCAATGGCGGGACTCTCAGTCTTCTTTGTCCTACCCAAATATGAGATGCGTACTACCTATGTCCAGAACCGAGTCAACCGACCCTGTGCAACCATCCCCGAATACAAGCGAATTGTGGGCGAAGGGTTCTTTGACTCTGTGGCGATTAAGTCTTTTGGAAAAGGCGTCATTAAGTATGTGGGGTCGAACGTCCTTGCCGACTTTAAGGAATTCCCCGCAGATTGCATCTTCGTAGAAGAAGTGGACGAATGCGACCAAGAGAACGTAGAATACGCGTTGGACCGGTTGCGAGCTTCTCGATACCAGTTCAAACGATACCTGGGCAACCCGAAACTTTCGGGCAAGGGTATCAATGCTTTCTATCAAAAGTCCGATCAACGTAAGTGGTTCGTTCCCTGCCTAGCCTGTGACAACTATCACGACCTTGACTGGTTCAAAGTAGTCGTAGAAGATATCACCGATAGGGATGGTAACATCGTAGACTATCGATTGCGGGACAAAGATTGGGAACCCGGATGTCGACGTGAAGTGAAATGCATCTGCCCCGACTGCGGGGGCGAGTTGGAGCGGGCTAGTCCTCGCGGGGAATGGCGGGCGTTAGTCCCAGATTGTGACATCGAAGGCTACCATATCTCGATGCTTTGCTCCCCGATCAACTCGGTGTCGGAGATGTGGCAAAAGTTCCTTGATGCAGTTACGGACCCTGCCTTGATGCAGGTGTTCTATAACTCGTACTTAGGGCTCCCCTATAATGCATCCGGAAATAAGGTTACGACTGAACTTCTTGACAGATCGGTCGAAGAAGGGTATAACCTTGTAATTAAGGATACCTGTGCCCACATCGAAGATGATCGTCATGACGGTCCCTGCTCGCTGGGAATGGACATAGGGGGTGTTTTCGACGTTAGGATATCGGCGTTGGAACCTCGCGGGGTTCGGAGGCTGATTTACGTTGGGAAACTTAAAGAACTTGACGAAGTTAACGATCTGATCGAACGGTACAATGTAGAGTACGCGGTTGTGGACTCTATGCCGGAGATCACACTCGTTCAGGACTTCCAAGAAACTGCCCCTTGTGCTGTGTGGCTTTGCCGCTATCGCGGAGAGGGTGCAGATCGCCGGAAGAATTATGACGTTCGAGATCGAATCATTAACGTGGATCGAACTGAATGTCTAGACCGGTCGTTTGCGGCACTACGACGAGGGAAAGTAATACTTCCCGAAAATTATAACTCGATACTTGAAGGACAGTGGACGGCAGAAATGTGCGGACCTGTCCGTAAAGTCGTTGAGGATACTAAGGGCAACCTTAAATTTGAATGGTCGAAGTGCAAAGATCACCAACGTCACGCCGACTCGTATGATCTGCTCGCACATCAAATCATTCTAGAGACCGAAATCTCAGATGTTTGGATCGGATAAATGGCTCACGACAAAGATGATGTAGAACGCCTGTCAGAAGACCACCCTATTGTGGCTATGATGGAGAAGTTTGCGGACTCCCCTGACAAGGAGATCCCTACTATTGAAGAGGTGTTCATTGCGGGGGCCGAAGATACGGTTGTATCCTCGGACGATATCATGGCAGATATTGCCAAGATGTCCATGCGATGCTTTGATTCAGACCGCATTGCTCTTGACGCGGATTCTCCGCATAAGGCTCCCCACCCTGAACTCGAAGTAGTGGCTAAGTCCATTGACGGTTCGACTCAAAGCAAGAAGGAGCTTCGGGACGTGGACCCGGATGAGGATTTGGGTCTAAGTGCTATCAAGGTTGTACCTCCCCCATACCCCCCTGAGATCCTGTCGGCCTTTTTGGAGGTTGAGGAAACTCACTATCGATGCGTCCAGACCAAGGTAACTGACTCGGTCGGTCGGGAATACAAAATCGAAGCTGTCCAATCTGAGGATGGTACGGATCACGATCCCACTCAAAGTAACAAAGAGACCGATAAAACCGCCCAACAAAAAGCTGCGGCTGAGGAGATCGGGCTTATCCGAAACTTCATTCAGGATAGCCACCCAATCATTGGGTTTGAAGGTGTTCTGTCTAAAGCCTGTATGGACTACGAAAGTATCGGTTGGGGGGTCGTTGAGATCATCCGATCACGAGACGGTAAAGTCCGTAAAATCAATCACCTACCCGCCTCCCGGTTACGGGTTTTGAAAGGCTGGAAAGGCTTTGTCGAGATCCTGTCGCCAACCAAATTCCGATACTACCAACTGTTCGGGAACAAAATCCAGGTTGTGGACAAAGAAGAACCCGGTGGGTTCCGCCCCTATAGTCCCCTAACGGATGGGGAACTGGATATGTCTAACTCCAAGATCGATTGGAAGATGATCCATCGGGAGACGGGCAAGCCTACAAAAGACTTCAACCAATCTGCCAACGAGATCGTCTACATACCTAAGCTGCACTCGAATACGATCTACTACGGAATGCCGGACATAGTTCCCGCCTTGGGACACCTCCTAGCTAACGTACAGATTCGTGATTTCTTGCTGCAATACTTTGAGCATAATACAGTCCCTCGATATGCTGTCATCATCGAAGGTGCTAAGGTCGCTGATCCTGTTAAGCGAATGATCGCGGAATACTTCTCGACTCACGTGAAAGGTAAACCGCATAAGACGCTTATCATTCCCGTGCCTGCTTTGCGGGGAGAAGTGACCGTACGGTTTGAGAAACTGGACGCGGACCAACGTGAAGGCTCATTCCTTGAAACCCGTAAGTCGGGTGCCCAAGGTATCATGACCTCCCACGGTGTCAGTCCAGCTATCATCGGTATCTCGGAGTCTAGCGAACTCGGCTCGGGTAAGGGTTTGAGCCAAGCGGAAATCTACAAAGATCGCATAGTATCTCCATGCCAACGACGGTGGGATGGGTGCATCAATAGACTGTTCCGCTTAGGTCTGGGTGTCAAGTTGGTTGCTATGCACCATACACCCCTAGATATCCGGGACCGCACGGCGGAGAAAGATATCTTGATCGCGTATGTGGACAAAGGATTACTGTCGATCAATCAAGCTAAGAAGCGTGGACAACTTGGGGACGCGGTGGAAGGCGGAGATCGCCCATTCCTCAACACCACTGGGGGTCTAATCTTCCTTGACGAGATTGACGAAATGAAGTCCGAAAACATCCAGGCGATGGAGGACGAAATCGAAGGTCTGAAACAACAGTCCGTCATGGATAAAACCATGCAGGGTGTAAAGGATGAAGGAGCTAATGCCGCTCAAGGTGTGAAGGATAAGGGTGCGAAAGCTCAAGCATCCGCTAAAGCTCAAGAGGGTCGACGGCAAGGTCCCACGGGTGGCGGGGCTGGAAAACTGGGCAAGCCTAAACCTAAGAAAGGCTAAGCATGTCCCTCGATGTGCAGGAAGAATTCCAACTTCGACTAGCCTCCAGCCTAAACCGAATGAACTTGGAACTCCAGGCGGCTCGGGCGTATCAACGCATTCAGGCGGATTGGTTTCGGGAGTTGTCGGATCAGATGAGGAGTGGGGGTTATCTTCAACGGATAGCTCGTCACGCCTTTCATCATAGGCATGCCTCGATGCCCCGCCGAGAACGCAGGGCACTCGCTCATGCAAATGTGAATGCTATCGCCTCGGAAGTCTTTACGGCCCAAGAGAATTCATCGTTTGAAACCCGGACGATGGGGGTGCATAGTAAGATACATCCCGAAGCCTATCGCATGGGGGCTATCACAGGCTTGCATCTTTTCACGATGCGACCGGGTGAGACCTCGGGAAAAACAGCTTTTGAGCTACGCGATCCTACGTTACTGTTTCATATGCAGTCACGGACTCTCAAGTTTGGTCGCCGGGTGACCTCCACAGTGGTTGAGGATGCTCGACGCCTGATCGTTGACAGGCTGTACTTTCGGGGGGAAACTCCGGAAGAAGTCGCCACAGTTTTGGCCTCGGCCAAGAATATCCCCTTGCGGCAATCTAAGAAACTTGCTCTAACTGAGATACAGTCGGGGGTTAACTCGGGACTGTTTGACCAAGGGTTCCGGTCAGGGATTAGGTCAAAGTCGTGGTTGACAGTTGGAGATAATCGGGTAAGATTTCAACATGTGGATAACTCCATAGCGGGTTACGTCCCTATCTATGAACCTTTCCCCTCAGGTCAGATGCACCCGGGGGACGGAGTATTATCGGTCAACTGCCGATGCAGTATGACTTTCAACCTCATAGACCTCGACATGTTAGATCCTTGGGAGGGTTCCAGTGGGCCGTATTTAAGTTCCGGATTGACGGACGCTTTCGGCTTTTAGCTTGTGCAATCGATTGCACTGGCTGAAACTAGACCTTCGACTTGACAAGTTTTTCAGATTGTGTAAGATTTGATGATTAAGGAATAACCATGCCCACAAAAATCGGAACTACGCGAGAACTTCTGAATCTTGCTGCCCCAGTCATCCTAGTTACGGGTACTGAGCAGCGAGTTAAGGGTTTCGCCTCGGTTGAATCCATCGACCGCAGCAAGGATCTTGTTGCTCCCGAAGAATTCAACATTGAGCAGTTCATGGCGGCTCCAACGCTGCTAGTTAACCACCGGTTCTGGAAAGACCCGATGGATAACGAGATTAGTGTGGGTGTTCCCGAACAGCTTTTCGTCGCTAAGTTGGCCGACATCGGCAGCGATGAGGACTGGGGAATAGTTGACGCCCAAACGGGCG